TGGTTCTAGGGGGTATATTATATATATTTAATTTATTATAATTATTAGGAGCAGAAGTCTGATTATCTTTATCTGTATAAGATAAAGTCTTTTTTTCTTTATTATCAATAAAGTCTTGTTCTGTTTTCTTATCTATATCTGTTATACTTATTTCACTGTTATACTTATCCACGCAGTTTTCCTCACCACGGAAGGTGCAGTTTTTCTCACCATCCCCCATGCGTTTTTTCTCACCACGTTCGGGCTGATCTTTTTGCTCATGCTCATTTATAAATTCTTCATAAAATTTTTCTGTGAGAATAAGGTGTCTATGCTTTATTACTTTTGGATTATCTTTTTCATATTCATACCATGAAGTTATATAACCATTCTGTTTTAACCCATTTAGCATTGACTGAATAGTACGTTCAGACACACCAATAAAGTCAGCAAAATGCCGATTGCTCGCAAAACAATCACCGCTTTTATCTCTTTTGCGAAGACTATGTATTTCCACTAATAAAAATTTTTCTCTTGGGCTGAATTTATTTGTAAGATATAATTTTGACGGTATAAATACCCCTGTGAAATCTCTTTCTCTTCTTTCAGAAACAAACTGTTCTTTTCTCATGCTAGATAACCTCCGTATATCTAAGAACTTCTCCGATAATATAAAAACAGTAGGCAATCTCTCGGAGGTGAGACTTTCGGCGGCCAACCTAGCCCACTGAATTTACCATATTAAGCTAAAACCAATCTATTTCCATCATAATGACTCTTTACGTAATCAATTATTTTCTCGGAATCGTCGGATGTTATATAAAAAGCGTCTTTAATCGGAATAGTGTTTATTTTCATAATTTTTACTATTTTCTTTATGTGAAAAACTGTACAACATTTAAATTCCGTTTGCTCTCTTATAATTTTTCTCACTTTTCCAAAAGAAAACTCATGTTTATCATCAACAATTTTTTGGTTGTATTTTGGCATATATTTTCTAATATAAAAAATTTCCAATGAATCCAAGTCTTCAAGTTTACATTTAATAACAGAAACCGAAGTAAAGTGTTTATTTGAATGGCTATATGGGCGGAAAAGCCCTAGCTTAGACTGTCCAATATAAACTACTTCATTACCATCTAAAAGGAAATAAATAATTGGTTCTCTTGCAATCGGAATGCGAATGCAATTTGAATTTTCCTTAAATTCCATAGATTGATACCTGCCTTTCGTATAAAAAAGTGCCTTGAACTGTATGTAAATCAACAGGCAGGCGGCAAGGCATTTCCGCTTTTCGATGATCGGTCTAGCCTGTTGGTTTTACCAAAATTATTTGTTTCTGCTCTTATTCATCATGTCACGCATGGTACCGAGAATAAACTCATATGTTGCTTGGTAATCATTGTGTCTCCCATTTGCCATTACGCCTTTTAATTCTTCAAGCATTTCCACAAAAGAACCGACATCTTGAGATTCTACCTCGCAATCAATAAAAAGATAATTTGTGTTATTGATATCAGCGATTCTATTTATATACTCTTTGATTCCTCTTTTTTCCATTAATCCGGGCGCAACCCTATTTTTATGGTCTACATATACGAAACGCTGATATTTTGAAAATGGGCTTTTTATAGCACAAATATAATTTTCCATCTTTTTTCCTCCCTTAAAAATAAAAAAGAGCCGCCAAGTAAGATAAAAATTCCTCAAAATCGAGAAATATTAATTTCTTCTTAGCGGCTCAAAAATCAAGACCGTGTGTACTTCTTCATTGAAGAAATTATACCACACAATCAGCCAAAAATCAATATGCCGGGGATGGTTTGAAACGGCTATCCGTATCATTTTGGGCTTTTGTTACTGCTTTCGCAATCTCGCTTCCGTCCAGAATAATACTGTTCATAATGTACTGCGGATTCTTATTTCCGCTGTTCATACTCATTGCCATTGCAACTCCCTGGGCTACTGCTTTTGCCATTTCTTCTTTTGTAAGTCCCATGCTTCCGTCCGAACTGGAAACAATGCTGTCTGCGATCTTCTTCATGGTTCGCGGATTTTCTAGAGGAAGAACGGCTTCGGAACCGGCTTCACCGATACCAATTACCTGTGCACCGTTGAAAAGGCCACCTTTGGCGTACCAATTAGGCTTATAAACTGGTGTAGAACTGGTTCTTCCACTGCCAAGATCATGTTTTCTCCACTCTGAAATATAATAAGTCAGAGTTGGTAAGTGTACTTGTTTCATGCCATCAGCGAATGATTGAGCAGTTTCCCGACCAATTGATGTAAGATTAACATTAAATAGCCTTTTAATTTTATCCGAAATCCCAGACAAATTGGTTTCTGTATAAGATTTCATTTTCCCAGTTTCCGTGTCAACTTTACCAGAAGCCTTTTCCCAAATCTGGTTTGTATTGATTAGAACAGAAGACCAATAACTTTGAATGGTTGTCATAACCTTACCCATTACATCTTTGGTATCGGTGTCCATGGTTCCGAGAGCTGTCGATACAGCGCTTGCAGAATTTCCCCAGTTTGTTTTAGAGTTGGTTTCAACATCATCATTCGTGTTCTTTATCTTCGACCAAATAGAAGGCATTGTGCTTTCTGTGCTTTTTTTCATTCCAGCCATTGCCGTGCTTACGGCGGCATTGGCGAGACCAAAGCCAGTTTTTGTCTTGGACGATACGGAGCTAGAAGCATTTGCAACAGCGGTAGTAATACCTCCCACTGCTGTTTTCACAGATGTATTCATTCCATCGAAAGAATTCTTTGCACTTGTTTCCATTGTGACAACTGCATCTGGAAAATCTTTTCTGAGTTTTTCATCTAATTCATCTAACGGAACGCCAGCATTTTTTAATGACGTATAAACTGCGTCTAGTGCTTCTTCTGTATTAGCATATGTTCTTCCAGATATTGCACTATCAAGAGCATCTTTAGCAGTTAAGTAGTCTCCACTAAATTGATCAGAGCTAAGACTTAAAAGATAAAGTTCGTCTTTCAAATCAGATATACTGATTTTGGTTGTGTCAAATTTTCCTGCTGATTCAGATACACCATCTCCAAGGGCTACAGCTTTATCAGTCATATCTTCCAAAAATCCAGTTGATACACCCGCCTGTGCGCCATATTTCTCGAGAATTTTTTTTGCATCTTCGGTTGATACGCCGAATTCTCCAAGTTTCTGAATGAAACTATCGTACATTTCAGAATTTGATTTTCCGGCACTTTCATCTGCTTCAATTAACTTCCAAAGCTCTTCTGCTTGGTCTTGTGTTATTTTATGCGCACTTTCCATCTCGCCTGTATAATCATGGAGATAACCACCTGTTTGTGATAGAATTCCATTTCCACCTTGCGCAGCTTCTGTAATACTTGCAATTCCTTTAGCAAGTTTAACAGATAATGCCGTTGCAACAAATACAATCCCAGCGGTTCCAAATATAGTACCAAGCGTTGAAGAAAACGTTTTAAGTCCGCCTGTTGAAGCTGTTTCCGCTGCATCTCCAACTCCCTTTATTGCTTCACTTGCCGCACTTGTACCATTTCCTATCACATCCGCAAGTTTATCTGCAATTAGTTCTGCATTTTTCTTTTCAGCTATTTTTCCTGCAATATGTCCCACAAGTGAACCAACAAGAGTTCCAATACCTGTGATATTTGCTATTTTTACTGCAATAAATGCTTTTGTAAGCCATTCTGCAATATGTCCGGCTATTGGGTGCTTTTCCTCTAATCCATCGAATAATCCGTTTAATGCACTGGCAAGACCAGTTAATAGCAGATCAGCTGCGGTACTAAGGATTTCACCCCATGGTAATTCACCAAGGAATGTTCCAACTCCTTGTCCGAACTCATAGAAAGTGTCTGTAGTGAGAGAATCTTTTAATGCGGTACACAGGTGAGATATAAAATCTCCAAGAGCCTGTCCGTTCTCTTTCCAATTTGTGTCTTTGATGAATTTAGCGATTCCATCTCTTATCTTGGTTGCGAGATCATCCCAATTAAATGTTTCTGTAAATGATTTTAAGCTTTCGAACGCTCCGTTTAATAAACCAGAAAGTGCATCTGCAATTGTGTTCATGTCTATCTTTTTTATTGCACCATTTAAGGCTTTTCCAATAGCAGTGCCAAGCTTACCCCATCCAGTAATTCCAGCACCATCCTTTTTAGACATATCCTTTACAAATCCAGAAAGCATTTTCCAAGATGCCATAAAACTGTTTCCTATTAAGTTTCCAAGGCCTGTCCAGTCAATTTCATTTATAGCACCTTTTAAAAGTTGAGACAGTTTTGCCCCTATTCCGGAAAAATCTATTCCTCCCTCTCCGAGTAACAGGTTTAGGGTATTTACTGCCGTGTTAATTCCAGCTCCAAGCATTCTTCCCATTAAGTCGAAATCAATTCCGCTAACCATGGAATTAAATGCTGTTGTAAATGCATTTACAAATTCGGTTATTTTCGGGCCAACATTATTCCAACTAATAACTTCATATATTTTTTCCATTCCAACATTTATCATATCTGCAATAGTGGAGCCTAGTCCCTTCCAGTCTTTATTGATAAATGCTTTTCTGATTTTAGCAGCCCATTTATTAATTGGTGTTTCGTCAACAGTCAAAACTTCATCCAGTGAATCTTGTATTCCAGCAAAACTATCTGCCAAATCTCCAAGTCCAGAACCAAGACTTTTAGATGCAGTTCCAGAATTATCGGAATTATCGGTAAGCTGATTCAATTGGTCGAATGGCAATACGGAAAGTGCCTTTTTCAGTTTCTTAGCAGATGATGTAGCGTCATCAAGCCCAGAAGATGCGTCATCACCAGCTGTTTCTATACCACCTAAATTAGATACGATATCACTAACTCCACTCTGCGAGCCTTTTAGTTTCTTTCCCATCAATACATACATGAAGTTACGGAACACATTCGCAGCTTGCATAAGTTTTGACATAAGTGCATTAAGAGCTTGAATAGCAGGAAGAATACCAGCAATCAAACCTTGCCCGATCACTGCGGAAAGTGACTGGAAGTTCAGAGTTAGTAAACGTAATTGATTTGCGTATGTCAATTAATGTTATCCTATAGGCTTTTTATCCTATAGTTCTTATAGTTTCCTATAAGTTCGGCGTACATTTTCATCCCATAAGGATGTCGGATACTCTTGGGGATATTATATTCTAAACTCTTTAATAAAAAAGAGCCTAGGTTCAATCCCTACGCTCTACAATGTGCTATAGCTTTTGTTCTATAGCCTTATCTCGGTATTAACTTATTGACTTATCCATTTATATCCAAATGCAGTTCTATCAGGTTTGTCGATTACCTTGTGTATGCCCTTGTAGCACACACCTAATTCTTTTCCTGCATCCGATATTCTATTAAACACTTTTAATATTTCTCCTGTATCAGGGTTTACTTGAGCTACTTTTCTACCTTTTTTTCGTTTTTGATAATCACTCAAATCTTTTATCGGGAAATCTTCTTCATATACAAAAATAAAGCCGTTTGCAGATTTATATGTTTTACTTAAAACTCCAGAAATAGTCGTACGATTAGCACCCGTCACTTCTGAAGCTTCTTGGACGTTTTTGAATTTTTGTATGAAATTTCCGTTGCTATCACATTGAATAATACTTCTCATGCTTGTTGATTCTGGCGGAGCGTACTTTCGTGATCCATAACGTTGAAAGTCTTTCTCATACATGAAAATGCACCCATGGTCAGTACGCGTTTCACTCCTGCAAGATTCCAACACACAGCTTGCGCAAAAGCCGTCTTTCTCTGCTTCAGCTGCACTATCATATCTTTTAATAAAAGTTCCATCTTTTGCAAGGCAAACTACAGGAATTGAGTTATGTCCGCCAACTCCTCCTTTGTTTTCGTTGTATCCACTATGATAAGTATTATACAGTGTGATATAATTTCTTTCAAGTTTTAAAGCTTTTTTTCTTGTATCACAAGTTTCTAAAATTTCCCATTCAAAATTATCTGTTCCGTATTTTTCAATTGCATCGTGAAATTTACATTTTTCCTTTTTGTAGCATCTTTCGTGCTGCCATTTTCGATTACGGAAATTGCTTGTTTGCCCGATATAAGATTCTTGAGTTATTTTATTTGTAGCTCTGTAAATATAATATGTTCGCATTAAATCACCTCAAACATATTATAACAAAATGTTCGTATTAAGTCAACTTAGCTTTCACCGATTTTACCCGATTTTCACTGATGTATTACTACATCAGGCGGCACATAGTCTACCGGATGTCCTAGCGAAATCCCCTTGCACATCACCTGTAACTGACATTAAATAGTTATATCGAAGAGCAACTTTTTCAGCTTGGGACATTGCATTATAAGATGTTGTAATTCCCCTTGAAAGGGCATAAGCCTCCATATTTGCAACGGATAAATTAATGCCCAATTGTCTTAAAGGCTCAATTTCCCCGGATATTCCAGAGCGTATTTTCTGAAAAGCAGTATCAGTATCAATGTTGTAAAATGATGCAATATCCCCGGCTAATCCGGCAAGAGAAATTGACATTTTAGAAGCTGCATCTTGCGCAACACCAGATGATTTCATCATTGCCATCATGGTTCCAGAATATTGCTTTGCTGCCAATTCTGATAATCCAAATTGTTCTTTGGCCGTAGAAGCAAATTTGTAGGCTTCATCTGCCATGCTTCCAAAGGAAACATCTACAACATTTTCGATTTCTGTAATAGCAGAGCCAAAACCAATTGCACTTTTCCCTAAATTTGCCAGACCACGAATAGCCTTAAAACCGATAGCAGTTTTAAGCAAATTTCCGAGATTAAAAGAAGCGGTTTTAATTCCAGAACTACTATTCCCGAGACGTTGAAACCATCCAATAATGCCTTTTACCCCGGTTCCAATTATAGAAGAAGTTTTACTAACAATATTACCAAGGCTAGATGTTGCAGATGATAATTTAGAAAACGCACTGGATATAGAATTTGTAGCGGAATTTACCTTTCCCCCTGCATTAGCCAACTTTGCCAGTGCTTCCGTCATGCGGATTGTGTTATCACTGATTTTTGGTGCGGTTTTCATTACATCAAAGAAAGATAATACTTCCTTTGCTAGTGTTCCAAACTGGCTTGACGTTTGTCCGATTCTATTTCCAGCACTTGCCAATTGTGCAATAGACTGAACTAACCTATTTACAGGTTCAGATATATCGCCAACGCTCGTAAAACTCTCTACGATTGATTTAAGATTTCTTCCAAGCCCAGGCAATTCAGCGGATACATTTGCAATATATTCACCGGAATTGGCTAATCTAGCCATTGAATTGACAAAACGATTAACACTGGTAGATACATCTGGTATTTCCGATAAGCCTGATAATTTATGGATTATTTCTCCAAGTTTTCCAGAATCAAATCCACTAACATCAACCTGGCTAAGCCTGTTGATTGAGTTGATAACTGCATTCAGACCAGAACCTTTATAATCTACTCCACCCATTGTCTTTATGGAATTTGAGAATTTTCCAATTCCATCAGCAATGCTTGTCATTTTCCCTATATCAAGTTCTTTTAGCTTTCCAAGTTCCCTTACACAACTACGTAATCCGTTTGCATTAACTCCGCTTAATGCGAAATTAACTTCTGTGAGTTTGTTTGAAAGATTAGTCAGCGCGCGTACTGCTTTTTCTGTACTACTGCTAATCTGTATATCAAGGGTATCTATGGTATTGTCAGCCATTTTATTTATCCCTCCTTTTTTACAAAAAAATAAAGGGCAGACAAGACTTATTCATCCTGCCTGCCCTTTTCATGGTTAAGCTCAAAGTTCGCCTGCATGAGTTGCAAGCTTGCCAATAGTGCGTTTCTCTGTTTTTTCTTTTCTTCTTCGGAAAGTATACCTTCCTGTTTACGCTTTTCTTTCTCTGCTGATTCCAGTAAAGGCTTCTTCAAATACTCTGCTTTGGACTTTTTCCCCATTAAAGCATTTGCAACAGCTGTGAATGTGGCTGATGTTTCATAAATGCCAGCTTGCCAGAGTTCGGCATCTTTTCTCTTTTGGCGTATCTTTTCAGCTTCGAGATAAGGCTTTAACTCTGTTGGGGTAGAATCCATAAATTCTTCTTTAGATACACCAATAGAGAGGTATAAAGGAAGAATCTCTTGGTAAACAACTTCTCGAAAAGTTAATTTTTCTTTTTGTGATCCTGTGGGAGCTTCGTTGCATTCTTCTCTACTGCCTGTGCTTCTGCTACTGCATTCAGCAGACCGGATAAAAAACCATTTTTCTCCAATTCTTTATCAAGAAGTTGGTATAAATCAAATCCGCTTTTAGGATTTTCCTCGGTTCCTTCATCTTCGTAATCATCCAAAAGGTCACAGACTTTATCAAGAACAGCTTTTTTTTCAGAATCACTTTCATACCCAAACTCATCCTTGTGCTTCTTTTGAAGTCCGGCAAGAAGCAGTTCCGGGAGAAGAGAAATCATCTTCTGAAGGCTTCTCTCTTTTCCATCTGTAATTCCCTGTACCTTGTCCAGCACATCTGTTTTTGTAAGAAGTCCGTATCCAAATACAACCTTATATTCTTTTCCATGTACATTAAAAGTTACCATTTTATAATCCTCCCGATATATTTTATTAGCTGAGTGCCATTGCACCTGTGGAATCTGCTACTGCTTTTGCGATGTCTAAAGCCTGCATAAGTTCGTCAGAAACAACTTTTGTATCAAGGCCTTTATACTCTTGAATAATGAGGGACAGCGGAATTGTTGCTGCTTCATTCTGTCCAATATCAGACAATGGAATATTTTTTCCAGGGTCTGCGATAACAAAGAATGCATCAGCGAGGTCTGGAAATACAACTTCAAACCAAACTCTAAATCCTTTTGACTTTCCTGTTGCCGCATCAGTCATAAGCTTCTTTAGTGCCGTGATAACATCAGCATTAAGGTTAAATGTTACATCCCAAGTACCACCAGTATCCTGTCTACCGGACGCATACTGTGTAATGAAGTCTTCGAGTGCTGATACGTCAATCTGCTCTGTATCAAGGGAAATTCCACCAATGGAACTACATCTTTTTAACCAGGTAAATGCAGTTGGCTTTGTTCCTTTAGCGGTTTCAACACCGTAATGAAAAGTTACGCCAAGTGTTGTTAAATCTGCCATTTTGATAGGCTCCTTTCTTTCATTTAAGTTTTATGCACGTAACCCTGTGCAGGGAGATAGCGGATCACCGCCTTTCTACTCTTCTTTGTCTGTTTTCAGTTCTGGTAATCCTGCTACAGATGTCAGCAGTGATAAAAAGCCGGAAAGTAAAGATGCGGATAAAACCATTTTCCAGTCAACACTGCCAATTACAGTTGCGGTTCCGATGGTTGCTATTGCTGTTTGAGCAACTGTTTTTACAGCTCTAATTCCTGCTGCTTTCAGCCAAAGTAATTTATCTGCTTTCATTCGGCATTCTCCTTTCATATTTTTTTGGTAAAAAAATAGAAGCATTTCTGCTCCTAATCTAATAAAGTTCCTGTATATATTCGGCTGTATCGGCTTACAAGCTTTTTGATTCCACTATCACCAAAAAACATGGGTTCCGGGCCATATGTACGACGGAATCCCATGTTCACCATAGCTTTGTGACTTATCTTGTCCAATTCATACACTCTGGTTAATGCTTTGCTACCAGATGTGAAGCAATTTACTTGAAATGATGGCATTGTTGCGCATTCATCTCCTTCAAGGTCACCTCTCGTAATTGGATTTCCAAGCATATAAAGCTGTGCATATGCCTTTTTGCCAGAAGCATTTGTTTCACTTCCGTCCATGGAATAATTGTCTGCGCCGGTAATCTTAGAAACAGCCGCTCCCCACCTTGAAAAAACTTCCAATACAGGGGATTCTATTGTGTCTGGCATATCTGTCACCTCACAATAAAAAATGCGCCCACCTTCATAGTGAACGCATTGCATATCTTGCTATAATTTAACACTGTAATGATAACATAATTAGTTGGTATCATTCAGTATATTATGGTATCTTCTTTAAGAAGAGAATACCTCTTTGGCAATTTTGCGGATATTCTGAATAATTTCTACGCTTGCCTTATACATTGGCATTGTAGCTTCTGTACCGTAAGAACGTACCCATTCGCCAGAATCAGAAACATATACCCAGGAATCGTTTTTTCCTTTTCCTTGTCCGTATGAACCAATTGTATAACCAAATTCTTCTCCTTTTGGATGCGGACTAGAACCATCCGCACCATTGTAGTGAATACCTGCACCGAACTCTACAAACAAAAGGTCTATTCCTTCGCATATTAAATGGGCTTCTGCATAATTACCAAAACTGTTAATTTTGATGTAAGTATTGTGGTTCTTATCAGAATCGCCTTGTGCTGCTAAAATATTTTGGTCAATAACCGGAATCCCTAATTCACATAATCTTTTTATGAAGATTTCATTTTTATTCCTTAAAGTTTTTTGATATTTTTTTATTTCATCAATAGCTTTTTGGATTGATTTCTGCGATAAGGTACACTTTATTGTCTTACCCATCTTCGTTTCCCTTCTTAGAAATTCCATATCTGTCAATATTGCCTTTTTGTGTGTCTAAAATCTTTTTTAGTGTGTAGTCTGGCAATACTGTAGGCTCTCCATTTTCGTCCAAAATAAGACTTCCATCCTCGCTTATTTGTGGGATTCTGTCTATCCAAAATATATCTGCTTCCTGTGGATGGAAATTTCGATTAAAGCTTGTAATGTATCTGTCATAATCTGGCACGATTCCGGCTGCAATTTCTTCTGGTGTTCCGGCTGTAGATGATACAGAAAAAGAGTATAGAACTGGTTTCTCGTAAACTTTAATACGGTCTAATCCTTCTGTTTTTTCAGTAATTCGTGACCAATATACTTTTTGCTTTTGACGGACTAATCCTCTCATATTTCCTCTCTTTCTTAAATTTGGTTGCTTAACTAAAGCCCTCTTTAGTTAATTAACTAGAAAATCCTCTAAGCAAATTCAGAATAATATTACCTATAATTTCAGAATTTGCTTTCATTGAATTTGAATCAAAAATTGATTCTGCCCCAACAAAAGCCGGAAATCCCTCACAAGTAATTCCAACCATATTATTCAATACTGCCTGTGCATCAAGGCATGGTTGGTTTTTCCATTCATCAACACGGCCTAAGGAAACATCTTTTCCTAATGTCAAATTGAACTCCTTCTTGAAGCGAACGGTATTATCCGATATTTGTCTTGTACATACATCATATATAATATCGCTATACGGTGTTTCCATATATGGAATAGATAACCAATTTACATTTTTCCAATCGGTAAGTATTTGCTTGCCATTAGTATGAAAATCAATCAAGAATAGAGCATTATTGTTATTTTTAATCCAATCATTTATCAGCTTAGTTTCTGGTTGGTCTAAAGCTGTTCTTCCGTTTTTTTCACCTGCTACGAACCCATCTTCATAGTTTCTGTTTAGATTTACATTATTTGCGTTTTGATACAAATTATTATCAAATCCATACCTGTTTGCAATCGGAATTATGGATAATTCAATATTTCCTCGAATATATGCTAACGAATCATTTTTATTATAATTTTCGATAAGATCCTTTACAAAATAATATAATCCGTACACAGAACCCTTTTCAAATCCATGTTGCCCACTAACAATTAAAATCTTCGGCCTAGCATTCGGCTTTTTTCTTAGCTTTTCGTATAAAATTGATGCTGGCTTAATAGTGTACGCAAACATATCTTTGCCGCTTGAATCGCTTCCGAGGCTCGTTGCTGTTGCATTTACATCCTGGTCAATTAACATTTTAAATGCTTCTAAATATTCAGAAGCATTTTTATTTGTATCAAAATTGTACTCTGATTGTAACCCCTCGTAATATGTCAAAGGCACATTATTTAAAGCAGCGAAAGGTCTGTCAAAACGATTTACAATCCTAAAGCTATCTAAAATTGTTTCGTAGTCATCAGTAATAGCAGTATCGTCTGCTGTCTTAATACCAAATTTAATATATTTTGTATCAACTGGCTTTTCTGCATCAATTCCTCTATCACTGGACTTCCATACTAAATTATCAAGATATCTGAAATTTTCATCGTAGTAATACACGGAATAAGTATATTTTCCATTGTTTCTTACAAACATATTATCATCAAATAAATAATATGATTTTGTAATAAGACGTGATTCACTCTCGATATATGTCCCATTGATATACCCTTTCGCCTCGACATCGTTTTTATCTATTTTTGCCCCTATTTTTTTTATTAACGATTTTTCTAATTCATCATTTTCAACAAATTCATTTTTTTTGTATAACAACATAATTGGGTTGTCGCTTGGTGAGATTTTACCTGCATCATCTCTAATCACTGATATTCTATACAAACAATTGCTATCTAAAGGCGATAACGTCTCTTTTAAATTTTTATATGATTCGATAAAAACACCGTTTTTATCGTACTTATATAAAGAAAACGAGTACTCTTCTTTATCTGTGACTAATGCCTTATCAAAAAACGGAACATACTTTTTGCTTCTAATTCTTAGTTTGCTTTCTCCACCGTCAGAACCATCATTTAGAATAAATCCATTATCAAATTTTGATGCGTCATATCTATTCGTTAAATATCCGTTATTAAATGCAGCCAAACTAAAACGGTCACTTGTAACTGTTCCTAAGTCTTCCTTTAGCGAACCAATAGCTTCTCCCGTTGCTTTTGCTTCTGCAAGCCCACCTTCTATAGTCAATGTAGTGTCTGGCTGTGATACACTCTGGATGTCCTTAATAGCTTGTTCTTTTGCGGAATTTACATTTTGAACAGCTTCCGCAGATGTGTTTTTAGTAAGCTCCAAAAGCTGATTTATAACATCTTTTTCTTCCTGTCCTATCTGTGGTTGATCAATCTCGATACCCTCTAGCACTGGTACTTCCGCTATTGCGGTATTCCATTCAACACTAATATTTGAATCGGAATCCGTTTTAACAGCGCAAACAATAAAACGTACCGTTCCCATATACCTTGCTGCATTTCTTCCAATCAACCAAGAAAAAGTTACATTTTCGCCATCTACAGCTACATCATCACAAATGTATTGGTCTTTGATAGAAACATTAAAATCCACACTGCTTACGTTTTCAAAGTTAATTCTGACTGAAAATTTGGATAAATCAAGATTATCTCCTACAATTTTGGGACATGAAAATTTAATACGTTCTGCATTCTTGTCAGATTGTACACCACCAACTACGATTGTAGAGGGCACGAAAATAGCCCTTGTCTTAGCGTCAATTGTGCATATATCGGATTCTTCAGAATGCAAATTAACATCTTCTTTTTCGCTCATAAGTAAATCAAGTGCTGTTGCCATGTTCTACCCCCTCTGTGATACTTTGGTTTTACCAGTAGTTATAATGTATTTTCCGTTATCTTTTACGCCAGTGACAGATACAGAGAAATAATCCCAAGTAAGGGCTTCCGACGGAATTTCACATTGATTGTTTTTCAGTATTACTGGGTATTCTTTTTCCATTCTCCAAAATGAAGCAGCTATTTTACATCCGTTCCACTCTGGAGAAAAGATAAACAACGCTTTAAGATATCCAGTCGTGCCCTTTACCAGTCCAGAGAAATCGCACTTGGGATCTGGATAAATTCTTTGATTATTTACAATAAATCTTAATACTCTCATGCAATCATCCTTTCCATTCCAACAGGCGAAACGTATGTAAATTGGTTTCCCAAAACATCTCTGGCTGTGCCAATAACAAACTGTCCATAGTCTGCCAGAATATTGCATACAAATTCCTCTGCATCCACCCAATATCGTTCCTTAATCATGCGGTGAAGCTCTGGCAGTAAACCATAGCTGAACATTACACAATGTCCTAACTCATGGATAAATACACGGTTCAAAAGTTCTCCATGTAGGTTGTTCGCAATCGAAATAATATGGGTGGAATAATCCGATACTCCAAGTGTTCTGCTTCCTGTACGGTCAATTAACACGCTGTCGTGCGGAGATACGAACTGCACTCTCCATAAGTCCCCGTTCATATAAAATTGTCTTAGCATGGCTTATCACCATCCTTTCTACGAAAAAAGCCCCTGTCGCATTAATTTGCGACAAGGGCTTAATTCATTTATTGCTCTAGTTCATTTGCTGTACAAGTCGGTTCAAGTCAGCTTTCATTGACTGTCTGAGCGTTGCATCTGCATCTGACCACATTTCAGTGAGATTACGGATAATGTCAGATGTGTACTCCTTCATGGAATCATCCATTTTTCTTTTGGATTCCGTGTCTTTGGAATCATGATAGTGTCTACGATTCTCATCGTATCTATCATAGGATTCGCCATATCTGGATTTCTTCCGATTCATGTCACCCATTTCCATATCACTACGGTCTGGATGATATCCCATGCGGTACATATTGTGCTCAAATTCTGGATTGTTTAAATACTCGTCCATCCAGTCATCGTCTTCCATGTACAGATATGGTCTATAACCTTTTCTGGTTCCCCTACCTTTTGGAGCGAAACGCCCATTTGAATAGCGGTAACGGTCATATCCCATGCGTCCAAGATACTTTTCTTCCTGTTCGCATTCATCCATAGCTTCCACAATGCGATAATCTTTATCAGCGCAAATCGCACATTTTACTGCTTCCATGCAGTCTTTCAAATCGTCCCAATCTTGAGCACTGAGATTATCAAAGCCATGTGTTTTGGCTTTTTCCATAGCCCATTTTCCCATTTCCATTGCAACTTTATGCATTACAGTGCCCCCTTTCTAACAGCCTGTGTAACAGGTGCGTCTGCTGCTGGGGCTGTACCATTGATTGCAGTCAGATTATTGTTCGGACTACATGCCGGATTTCCTAACATTTTGAACGCTCCACCAGTAGCACTTGTTGCAACTCTGGTTGCATATTTTGTTCTGGTTCTTACGCCACATGCTGTTACCTGTGCACAGCAACGATTCTCTAGCGGATACAATGTTGTTCCTGTTCCTATCTGAATCATAACTGGGGCAGTAATTGTGGTTGCATTTGGAATAGACTGTGCTAAAACAATGCAGTATTTTTCTCCATTGTTGTAGCTTCCTTCCGGGATAGTAACCACAAGATTTCCACCTGTGAATGCAATTGCAGTAGACAGCACAAGGTGATTGCAAAGCTTACAAACATTCTTACATGCCATATTTTTTACCTCTCAATCAATAAGAGGTGAGCCGCAACCCACCTCTTAGAATTTAGTCAACCTCTAAGGGTGAGTTACTTAGCAACAACCGTTACCATATGTATTGCATCCTGCGTATGCATATGGAGCCGGAACCTGGAATGCAGGAATCGGAGCAGGATTGATTGCATTGATTAACTGCTGTGTCTGAGAAGCCATTGCAGTTGTAAGCAATGCAGACTGGCGATCCTGGGAAGCAGCACGTTTCAGATCAGAATTCTCTGCCTGTAATGTTGCAATCTTATCCTGAGTTAAGAAATCTAACAGCGCTCTCGTGTTGCTGTTCTGATTTTCCAGAAGGTCTCTGGTGTTGTTGTTCATTGTGTTCTGCAATGCACAAGTGTTGGTAGCCAGGTTATAGTTGATACCCTGGATGGCTTCTCTGGTCTCGCAGCAACAATTTGCTAACTGAGACTGTAATGCGTTGGTATTCTGCATACCGGCTACAGTATCAGCATTGATTGCCTGCTGAACGCCATTAAAACCTTGAAGCATTCCAACGTTCACGCCGTTGAAACCGCTTTGCATGGTATTGTTAAGCGCATATGTGCTATCGCAAATACCCTGCTGAATACCTCTGATACCATTCTGAATATCATTCAGAGCAAAGCTCTCATTGATATCTGCTCTGGTAGCCCATCCTTGGAAACCTGCACCATTTGTACCGTTTCCACCATTGCCGCCCCAGCCGCCAAAGCCGCCGAAACCGCCCCAGCCGAAGATAAGCAATATTATAATCCACCATGCCCAGCCACCGCCAAAGCCATAGCCTTCATCGGCACGGTTATTAGAGCCGCTTAATACAGCGACATCGCTTGCTGATAATCCACCATTCATCATAGCGATTACCTCCTTATTGATTTTTGTAATTTATACAAAATCAAAAGACCGCGGCTCTTTTAATTATTGTAGCGAATTTATTTTATTCCAAACTGATTCTTAACCTGTGACAGTATATCGTCTGGATTAATATTTCTTTCTTTACAAAGATTTCTTGCAAGTTTTTCAATTCCTGCATTATCACCTTTTTCCATCATGTTAATTGCATTGTCAATTACAGGATTATTTCCAGACTGTTGTTTCATCATATTGATTATGGCTTGTTGAGGATTCCCTCCACCACGTATCATCTGCATAAGTTGCATTGGATTCATCATCTCTGTTTACCTCCATTCTGCTTGGGTTCCTGTGTTCCAGACATTTGTGTCGGGAACATACTCTTTATTTCGGAAATCTCAGAACAAACATCGTTCCGAAGCTGATTAAACATAGCTTCTATGTCAATCGGTTTTTCTTCTGCCTTTGGTTGCTGTTGTTCTTCCGGATTTATAAGTCGATAAACAAAAATTCTACTTCTTCCATCTGCCTGTAATTGTTTTCTATATATTTCTGTTCCATCTGTTTTTGGATAATAAACAGGATTACCGGACATATCTACATCTTTTGCCTTTACAGTATCAATGCCATCAACCATCTGTCCTTGCAACATGGGGATTTGTGGCACTTGTGGCATTGGTTGTTGAATTTGTGCCTGTCCGTATGGCATTGCCTGCTGATAACTATTCTGCAATTGTGCTAATCTATCTTGATACGGTTGTATTTGCTGAAATGGTTGCGCAAAATACGGATTACCATACTGCATATCTCAAACCTCCCTTGTTTTTATAACTATATTTTACAATAATAAGAGGTTGATTAACACGCCACGATAACGCCATAAATACGCCACGTTTTATGAATACAAAGAAAAGCCCCGACAATACATCGGGGCGACTTTCATAATTTTCTTCTTTAATTTTCTGTTTATGCGGTCTACGGTTCTTGTGCTGTAGCCCATGATTTCTGAAGCTTCTGCAAGTGTTTTTTCTTCGTAAACACGCAATCGGAATAACTCTTTTTCTCTGGAATCAAATCCAGCTTCACGCAAATAGAAGATTCTTTCATCTTCTGAAAAGTCTTTATAATCATCCATTCCACTGTCCTCCCTGTTAGTGGAATCAATATTTACACCGGGAAAATGCCTTTTAGGGCAAAGCCTAAAACAATACCAATTATGCCAGTTATGACATAAGCAATAATTTTGTCCTGTAATTTTCCTGGTTTTTCCATGAGTGCTTTTAAATTGTCGTTCATTTCGTCAACTGTATCTTTGATGTGTCCCAGATCGTTGTTGTATAAAGCAATTTTCTGTTCTAGCGCATTGATACGATTAAAAAAGCCTTCATCCCTTTTGGAATGCTTTTCTTTCATCTCATGGACGGCACTTTCCAATTCTTTCAAGCGGTGTTCGTTGATACACTCGTGTTCACATCCCATCGCTATTCCTTTCCATCACTCCCATTTTTTAAGATATTGCTTCTACCCACCTAATTTGAAGCACCCCTGCGATACGTGGGAGGATTGACGTATCACGCACACACCATCTTAGAATCCGATAAATGGAAAAACACCATGATTTACATAGATTTCAGTTTCAGAAGTCCAATTTCTGTTTACAGAAGATTCGGAATGTGATCCTTGAAATTCAGCTCCCTGTTTCACCAGAAAAAAAAGAGCCAAATCAAATATGCAGTCATAGCATTTCTCCATATCGGAATTTATTTTCTCATCACTGTAAGATGAAGGATAATTCCTTTTCTTCTTAAATGAACGAATAGCCCTCTTTACTGAAAGAGGAATCATCCTCGCAGTTTCTGCATCATCTTCAAGATAATTTGTCAAGTCCTCTATAAGCTGTTCGTCCATTTAATCACCTACCTTTGCTGAGATAAAATCTCTGATATTATTCCAGCCTTATTAGTTGCTGCTAGGGCATAGCCGTTATCACTTGCAAGTTGTCTTAACTGAGATACAGTCATATTAGACAACTCGCTTTCTGTGTACTTATGTTTTGATTCATCATAAGCACTTACTACAGATGGTGACTGGCTGCTTTCATCGAGACTATGCCCGGTTATTCCCCCGCCTTGGTACCGATCACGATACCGCCGTTTGCTTTCGGTACAACCGGGATGAACATTCCAGAAGCTTTCGTCCATACTGCAACTGGATCTGGCGTAGCCCACATGGACATGGTAATAAAGGAACGGTTTTGCTGCTGAATGAACTGACGGTACTCTTTTTCCTCTGGTGTTGCGCCCCAAAGTCCAGTACCAAAAGAACCATCCTGGTTAGATTCATACAGGGTAAATACATCTTCTTTGAAATATCTACCTGTTTTAACAATGCCTTTGCTTCTGTAACGGAATTTTTCGTCACAGCGATCAATTGTAATTCCGTACTCCTGCATGAGAAGGTTCGCAAGCTCCTGTTTCGTCAGAAGACGTTTGTTTGCTGCGCCAAGAACTGCGGTCTGCATTCCGGTGTTGTTTCTCATGTTGTTAATCATTTTAAGAGAGGTAATTGCCTTATTGACAACATAGCCGCCATCTTCTGCAAGCTGAACCATTTTCTGAATATCACCCATAATATCAGAATCTGGTTTAGACCAGTCTGTAATGGTAATTTTTAATTCAGACGGAACTCCAAAATCAATAGTCATGTCCACTTTGTTTTCTTTGATAACAAGTTTTCCAGTAGACAGTGCCTGTCCTTTCATAACTTTGGTTCTGGCAAGGACGGCCTCAAAAAGGTTTGTCGCGTCATCGAATACAAAGTCTGTAAGTTCCTCATTATCTGGTACACCGTTCTCGATAGCCTGTTGTAAGCTCTCGGACTGATTGAGCTTCCTTTTAATGAGAAGTTTCTCGGTCAACACCTTTTCAAAACCAGGTCTGGAACCGATTTCCGCTTCGGTGTCAAGGGCGTGTACAAATGCGATTTCCGGAAGCCGCTGTCCGCTCATAAGTCTGTAGTATTCAGCCTTCCAGTAATCTGTTTTTACATCCGGGAAAATGGTATCAAGGATTCCAGGTCTTTTAACAGAGAAATTCTGGGAGAAATTAAGTCTTTCTTCCTCGCTGATTGCTTCTAATACATTGTATGCCATTGCTTATTATCCTCCTTAAAATACAACTTCGGTTTCTTCTACAAACACAATTCCAAGTGCCTGTAATTCAGTTTTTGCAGTTGTGTCAACAGTTGCGGGAAGTCGGTCTTCCAGGACACGTCCGGCAACAATAACGGAAATTGGACGCTTCTCATCGTCTGTCATATCCACATCTTCAAACACAAGACCTTTTGCGCCGGTTGCGTTTGTTGGGTATACGGAACCTGCCTTAATAATTTTTCTGTCATTAACTGCAACTGCATTTGTCTGATCTGCTGTGTAAGTTTTGAGTACAAGTCCTACCTCAGATTCAAGGATATTCGGGGTAGATTCGTACTGCTTAATTTTCATGAAAGCCATGTTTTAAAATCTCCTTTTCTTAGAAATTAGCTGGTGCATTATCATCAGCCGGTTTTGCATCTGGGTTCATGCGTGCCGAATACTGTTTAGCGTACTCAGACGCTTTACTAGTTTTTTCCTGTTTGCCACCGCTACCGCCTCCTGGATTAGGAGTATTTTCCAATGCTTCTTTCTCCCAAGCTGCTTTTGCGGTATCAAGTGCTGTTTTATTTGCTTCGGAAACTCCCTTAACAAAAGTTTCGACTTCTTTCATTGCATCTTCTGGTTTCTCATACGGTGCAGATGCGTATGCTTTAATAGCACTCGCGTATGTTTCGGTTGAAAGTCCTGCATTTGCGAACATAGAAGTAATTTCACTGGTAAGGGCTTTTTTGTTGGATTCTGCAAGCGCAGCTTTCAAATCAGCTAACTCCTTATCCACTGCTTCCTTTTCTTTCTTGCGTTCAGCTTCTAGCCGTTCTGCTTCGGTCATGTTCTGCTTTTTCAACTCTTCCAACTCTTTTTCCAGGGAATCTGCTTTTTCAGCTTTTTCCTTCAGAGAAACATTTTTGTCTTTCTCTTTCTTAGTTTCAGCAGAAATAGAATCAAGAAGCTTAGAAACCTGTTCCTCGGAAGGTTCTGCAACTCCCATACCGATAAGTGCCTGTTTTGCCTGTTCTCTTGTCATTGAAATCTCCTTTCTTCCAGTCCAATACGCTTTTTCAACACGGTTCGCTCCGCACATGGTCTGTACCCGATTTACGCTCACGGGCTGTTGCAATTTATTTGATTTTGGGTATTAAAAAAGAAGCCTTAGATTTCTCTAAAACTCCTTAAATAATCGAAATTTGGTTCATTCTTCGTTAGATGGAGAATTTGCCATTGGTTCTGTTTTGGACGGATTTTGAAACTTTCCGTCAAGTAATTGCTGTGCTTTCTGCATTTCCGCTTCCGGGTCTGCCAGTTCCGGGTAAATAGTTCCCAGATACGGTAAACTCATTTCGTAGACTTTCTGCGGATCACTAAATAAACCGCAAGTAATCAGTGCAATAAGCGGATGAATTTTATTTTTAAACAGATAATCAAGTGCCTGTGCTTTTACAAGCATATTGTCTGTTGGGTTTCTGGTTATCTTTACATCAAAATCTCGGGTTGAGATATTAACATCATTTGATGTACCACGGATAATATTCAGAATAATTCTAGCAGATTCCTTTTCAGCTTCCTTGGTGAATGCTTCTACCAATTTTGCATCTCTTTCTGCGAAGTCCCATCCATTACGAAGGTATACAGCATTTCCTGTATCCCCTCCGCTATTGCTTTGGCGGTTTGGCATTGCTTCCACAATCAGCATGTTATTGTAGATATCATCCTTTGCAACCTGGCTCTCTGATTGATTCAATTCAGCGGTCATCAGTTCAACATCCGACTGACAGCCATTTCCAGTATCTTTTACAGAGATGGCACCAAGTTTTACCATTTTCAAAAACTCGTTTTCATCTACCTCGCAGTTCTTGAACTTCATAAAGGCTTGCACAAACTGTTCCACGCCATTTAATCTGTCAGACTGGTATTTGTTAATTGCATCAAATAATGTGATTGCAATTTCAACATCTGAAAGCCTGTCATGATTATTCGGGCATTCAACAATTGGAATACCGCCAAAACCATTGATGCCGTAGTTAGTTACTTTCCCATTCTTGATTTCAAAAAACTGGTTCTTTGAATAACATAAATAATATTGCTGTTCATCTTCATCTTTTAAAATCTGTACGGAAAGCATTGGTTTCCCATTTCTCTGTGAGTATACAATGTAACAATCACCTGGATATGGAATAAAGATTCTGAACGGCGGTAAATCTCCGTTTTTTGTCCAATCCTCTTCTTTCAGTATGGCCTTATAAGAAGTTCCTGTTGCACTTTGGTATATTGCCCTTTGGATGTTTCTTGCATCTGCATTGGCTTCATCCAGATAATCATTCAACAAATCAACTTGCTCATTTATTTTTTTGTCTGCATTTTTCTTTTTACATACATATTGGATTGGTTCCCCGCAAATCTGTCCAGCTTTAAACTTCACGGTTTCAAATGCGTGATTTTCAACCACTCTGTTATTAACTTCTGGACGGACTATTTTATTTCGGTACAATATTGGCTGATCGCCTTTCATGTACCGATACAAGTAATCAATCAATGTTCGATTTTTATTATGTATGCCAATTGTATCTGATACTACTTTTACTACATTTTGTGGAGTGATTCGGTCAACGCCTGTGTAGGCTACTTTTCTACCGAATTCACCTCGGCATAAATCTACAAAATTCATTGTATTTCTCACGAGCCGAACCATCCTTTCTGCAAAATAAAAAGCACTGGATGTTTTAATCCAATGCTCTACTTTATATTTTACACATATTAAAAGTATATTTCAGTATACTTCGGTATCATCTTTCGAAACCTTTTATCTTTTTTATTTCTGCTATGGCTTTTAAATGCTTTTTTTTAATGTGAATCTCTGAATAACCCATCTCATCTGCGATACGAACCAATGATTTGTACTCAACATAATGCTTAAATAGTATGTTGTACAGCAACGGGTCTTCAACCTGTTCTATGGTTCGGACTATTTCCTGTTTTTTTTGTAAAAATTCGGATATCATTTTTGAAATCTCTTCTCGCAGATCAAATATCTTTGCAACCATGTCTCCCATCGGATCACGTTTTACAGAAGTTTGTACCTTTTCTCCAACAGGGATTGCAGATACACTTGTGGAAAGAGAACTGAGCTGTTCTTCTTCGATAAGCTTGTTTTTGATTCTGTTATCATAATTTTCAATCTGGCGTAAATATTGAGTTGCAGTCATCATATTCTATCTCCTTCCCCACATAAAATTTTTGGTTGCTTTTACTTCTGCAAATCTTTTTCCAGCAAGTGTTATTGCAAGCTGTGTAACTCCATCTGCGGCGTCATCATGCTCATTATCGCCAATATATACAAAGGTCGTTAATTCATCCATAGCCTTTTGATACTGCTTGTCTTGATATTTCGGAGCCAAAAATATGAAATTCTGCTTAACATCCCCGGAATACTGATTTATTTTTTCTTTTTTTGCTTGTTTTGAAGGTGCTTTTGTACTTGTCGTGCTGCAAGCGTATTTATGTTCCTTCAACCGTTCATTTACATAATAGGCATACATATCTCCACCATTATTCGCTTCAAAATTAATGGATTGAATATTATTACCCATGATTCTTCCAACAACTAATGGCAATGTTCCTTCTTTTGGTGCCGTGCTGAAAATCCAGTCATAAATATACACATCTCCATTTTCGTATTCTGCGCCCACTGGCATTGATAAGCTATCACCGCCACCCCACGCAACATCACAGGCAGAAACATTTTTAACAAATCCACCTTCTGGAAGAACGCCGTTATAATATCTCAATTCGTCAGCTGCAAACACAATTCCTTCACGTAAGAAGGGCTTTTGCTGATATTTGGCTTCCCATTCGTTAGCGTCTAACCTAGCTTTCATATCGACATAATATTTTGTTGAAAATCCAACGCCATACTCATAATCGAAATTCGATTTACCTTCATCATTCAAAGCTGGAATTTTTCTAAACCGATACATTGGATTATCGTGATTTAGCTTCTCGATTTTTCCGAGAGGGTCATATAAATTCCATCTAGTTCCAACCATAAGCTCCCTTGCGCCGTCAATCTTACGGTCAACCATCTTATTCAGATATTCTTGATATGTATTTTCTAATCGGGTGGGGCTTAATGAATGTTGTCTATCTCTTACAAGGTCATCCACGTACAAATACCCATCAGAAGAAATATCAACGGCACCCGTCCAAGTTCCTTCAATACCACGGCAAGTCATTGTTGCAAATCTGTCTGGCTTGTCCAGGTTTATTTCAAAATCATCAGCACTCTGTTTTTGAAGTTTCGACTGTGGAAAAATTTCACTGTAGTTATATTCCTGTGTATTAATGAGATTAAGAAGTTCTCCGTAAAATCCTTTTGCCAGCTTTCCAGAATGACCACCCATGGCACTATGGCTATTCGGTCTTTTACCCATTATCCAAGACATAAAGAAAATACACATAGTAGATTTTCCAACACGGCTTGGAAGCGATAAACCATAAAACTCTATCTTTCTTTCTTCCAAATCTTGTAGGTCTTGGGCTACCACATGTAGTGTTTTTCTTCGTGGAATATAAAATTTCTTGCTGTCTGGTCTATTTTTTTCCATATAAAGCAAGTAACTTTCAAATAAATGTGGTGCTTCTAGTAACAAATACTGCCAGTAGATATCATCAAAATCACCACTGCCAGTTAATGCGGCACACTTCTCTGCTATGTTATGTGAGTATTGACTTACTTTCATAGCCATTTTCCGTGCTTCTTGGTTCTTGTCGAAAGGAAGGTCAATATTCATATTTAAGAGCAAATCAAGGCAATCTTTTTGATTCTGATAGATTGTCATGTCACTACTGATAATCTGATTTAGGACCGTCCGATACCATTCAAGCGAACCTTCTGTGAATTTTTGCATAAAAAAAGCCAGACCTCCTTTCATTTTAGGATTTAGTCTGGCTCTCATGTGGCTCTCTTGACTTTTCTTTTTGTTTTTTGTATTCTAAATATTTTTCAAAACTATATTTTTCACAATATCTACAATTTTCTAATCCATCTGGTTATGGATGTATACACGGAATGTTTCTTAATTTGAACCATACAATTTAATCACTTAACTTTCTGCAAATTTCAATAAAATCTGACTTACTAAGTTCTTTCAGCTTGTCAGCATATTTTGGAAATTCATGTGTATATATCGGATGACCTAAAAGTTTTTCTGCGTATTCGTATGCAAGTTTTCGGTCATCCCCTGTAAGCATACAAATTCCTGTATAGGTTTCAATTACTACGGCTTCTTGTTTTGTCATACATATCCTTTCTTGATAAAATCATCTTTTTAATTCCGAAAAAATATTTTCAATTACTTTCCACTCTGCGAATACTGCCATGAGCAATAATGGTACTGCCGAAAACCCCCAATGATTTTCAATCATCATTTGTATTGTAGCTATTAAATAATCTGCTACCCATTTGGATATTATGAAATTCGCAATTATCCAACATATTTTTCTGATTTTGTTCATTTGCTCACCATCTTTCTTTTTGATTTCAAGTATTTTCTGTATTTGCGACTGTATTTACGAAGAATTAAATCAAGCATAATGCTATTTGTCTGTTCTACGTTTTCTGACATAGTTGTGAGATATGGATAATCTTCTCTATCATCTACTAATGTCTTGAAGATCAAGTCTAAAGCAAACTGAGCACTGACAGGTGGGTCGCACAGTTCAAAGTCTTTATCCTTGTACCACTCATCAATCTTATTTTGGAATCCATCAAAGGATATTTCTTCGTTCCATATCATACATTCACCTCAAACTCTTTCTTGCAATTACTACCCTTACATTTCAGTTTCAAGTGCTGAATCTTCGTGTTTGGGCTAATCAGAAGCGCTTTCTTCTGGCAAAAAGGACAACAGGCGTATTTCGTTCCGTTAATATTCCGTATCAATGCCTGTCCATTCCACGGCTCGGGTGGGTTCATGTATTCAGAAAAATCTATCCCTTCGGATTCTAATGCTGATTTAATGCTCATTAAAAATCTCCTTAAATTTCTTCCTATTAAAACCATTGTATTGGTTTCCCCAATACGGATATTGCTCTAAGCATTTTCTCATATAATCGCATGGATGTGCTTTTGCAAAGTCAACAATTTCTTTGGCAGGTGCCTGCTGTACTTGTGTTCTCCATTCTGGACAACCTTTTGTTTTTTCTTGATCCATTAATTTTCCTCCGTTTCAGAATGCCATGCATTTTTCGGAAATTATTCTGGTTTATTCGATTTAGGGCAACTAGTGTCCAAAATAGTTCATTACTTAATTTAAATTCAAGTTCAATACTTAACGGCTTTCCTATGCTACAAAGTGTGCCATCCTCATTTTTGTGAAGAATACCACCTTCGATAACAGCACCATCCGAAATTGAAATCTCTGGTATTGTTTCAATAACTTTTCCATTACATGTAAAGAAATGCTTTAATTCTTCCTTTTCACCCATATCAGCACATCCCTTTGTTTTTCCTTAAATTAGCGTATCGGTCAACCAATGTGTCAACAGTAACAGTTAACTCGTTGATTCTAATACAGTCATCCCGGTGTCGTTGTTCATACCATTCTATAGATGGATGACCAGTATCTACATTTTCAATTCCATCAATCGGAATCTTCCAGTTATCATTTTCAAGAAGCTTTTGGTTAAGTGTCTCCGATAAAGCTTTATAGTCCAGGATTATATGCTGTTTTTTCTCGCATTCATCAGCCAAACGAACAACTTCATTTTTCAACTGTTCTTCTGTCCAGTTTGCCATATCCTCAAATTTCATATTTACCACCTCTGTCTTCGAAAATTGTCTCTTCCAAGCATAAATTTTTCGGCTGAAAAATTATCCTCTACATCAATATGTGCTTCACGGTCTTGCACATCATATCCGTTTGAAGTTAATTCAAGTTTTGCGGTATATTCAGCGCCGCAATTGGTGCATTACCATGTCACATTTAAAAAGAGTCCTTTTTCTATAAAAGGGTTTGTGAAATCGGCATTTTCGCATTTCAATATTCCACCGCAAACAGGACAATTGCGTTTATCAAGTAAATCTAGCATTCAAATTCCCTCTTCTCCCTGTGCTTCATCTGACAGGCAATCATTTTAGCTATGTTTTCACGTTCCTGTTTTATTCCATGCCCCTGGCGGAACAGCTCGCATTCAAGGATATTCCCGCAGTTTGAACATTCGTCTTTTATTTCTTTACCGCATATCTCCATCTTCTTTTCTCTCCCAATATTCGCAACAACACTCTGGTTCCGTAAAGTCTGCACAATGTTTGCTATTACCATTGAAGCAAACCCATGTGAAGTCATCATGTCTTCTGCAATTTTTACAACATTTTTCGTTCATAAATTACCTCGATTTATAAAAGTCCAGTGCGCCGACTTGAACGGCATAAATCTCCCAACGAGAAACACTGGAACTTTAAGGGGGAAAATGCAACTTCTGGCAATGGCAATTTTCCAGATAGAAACAACAGGAATCGAACCTGTGTCACATGATATTCAATATCATTGCTCTACCACTGAGCTATGTTTCATATCCCGCCTGTCACGGACAGTTCTTTTCAAAGGAACTGGGATGGGTTTCACTTTTGCTTCATTCGACAGTAATACAAGCGTATCTTTCTGAATTGATTGTGTTTTCCATAGCTTCAATCGGATTGTATCCAAGATTCTGTAAGATTTGTTTAAAAACTGTTACAGATTGACCACTTGCAAGTTGTACGCCTTTTCTCTTGGAATCTGCATGGAATACATCATGTCTGCTGTTTACATTCCAGAAGATAACGTTTGGAATAACATATCCAGATTTATGAAACTTGTTTGCCATCTTATCATAAAATGACCAATCTCGATTTCCACAATAATCAATTTCCATATCAGAAATTACGACAATAGCTTTTGGCATTTCTTCCTGTGAAATATTATTTTTTTCTGCGATATCAAGCACCTTTTTAAATGCAGCTTTAAGGTTTGTACTACCGCCCCAATCTGCCCCTTTAGCATTATTGATTTTCTGTGAAAGGGTTTCACCCTTTAAAACAACTGTTTCTGGATTGCTCGAAAATGTCATAAACAAATTGTGGTATGCCCCAACATTTCTTTCGGCAAAGTATATTGCCAATCCGATTGACGTTGCCATTGGTCTTCCGGTCATCGAACCGGATACATCAGCCATAATCAAAGCATTTGTTCCCTGTTCTATGTAATTTGGGAGTGCTTTCCATTGTGCTTCAAGAACTTTATTGTTCTCTCGTCCGTAAATGATTTTTTCAACGATGTCATAAGGATACAAAGTTGAAGCGTTGATTTTAACTTCTCCTTTATCAGCCTTATTAATAAAATCATTAAATCCATCTGGATCATGTTTTGCAAAAGCTCTGCGATAAATCATCATTGCACGGCTCGGAACTTCTGGATATTTAATCTCATTCCATTTACCGGCAGACATAAGGCTTTCAACAACACCGATCTGTTTTCTCATACTACGAACAATCCTTTTGAAGTTGTAGACTGGATAACCCAACTTCTGTGCAGTCAAGATTCCTAACTTCCTAGTTTCTCTGCTACTTGCATCAGCAGTCTTAATCCATTTAGCAAGTAAAGAAATCGCTTTTCCCTCATTAAGATTCTTCAAATCTTCCTCGAACTGAATCTTCATGGTTTTCCACATATCGTCTTCCATTGGTGTTCCAATCAGTTCATACAGATCATCGTATCTCCCGAATACTCCAATCAAGTCAAGATTCGGTCTAAGTGCTCCTGGATGATGTTCAGCCATGTAACGGATAATGGTTCGGAAAGTTTTTCTCTCTCCAAGCCCGTAACGAATATCTCTTGCATAAAAAGCAATCTTTGTGGCAAAGAGTTTATCCTGTTCAAATGCTTCTGAGAATAAAGTGGTGATTCTATTTTCATCAGCTTCTCTCAATGCGCCAATAGTTCCGAACAGGTCAAGTCTTGCATCGCTTGTAGTATTCAGCGCAACTGCTCCGTTTTCGGTTCTTGTAAACTTGCTTTCTTCTTTCATTGCATTTGCAAAATCCATGTTTCTTCTCCTTTCAGGACACGAAAAATATAAAATATACGAATTAGATTTTATTTAAGTGAGTTGCTGTAAGCGTCCCATAAATTTCATGATGCTTTTGTGTTTCATAATTAAAAGTTATGCCCAAAATGATTGCTGTAAGCATCACATAATTGCCCCGACAGGATTTGAACCTATAAAATTATTTGCAGTGAAGAACACAAACATGTTCTAATCGGTTTTCCGTAACCGATAACCGGGGCAGTGACGAGGGATGGGTTCGAACCACCAACCTATGCCTTGTAATGGAGTAAATTGCTGTTATAGTCACAAACATGACTAATATTCTCATTGCTCTGTCCAATTGAGCTACCTCGTCTAAAAACCAACAATAGCTATGCTAAAGTCAGATTTCCTATCTACACTTGGTAGATGGAATAGCAGGAGACGGATTCGAACCGCCGTTTCCATGGATATGAGCCATGTGAGATTCCGCTTCTCTATCCTGCCGTGCGGAACTCCTAGAGTTGAACTAGGAAACTTATATCTATAGATATTCGCCCTATAGCCGATAGGTTCCACATAACCCGGAAAAACCGGGTTAGCAATAGGTTTATCGTGTTATGCTTTCCACTATCTACAAATTTTAGCGCTGTAGATTCACTGGATATTTTTATGCGTCTTTGGACGGTATCTCTTGAAAACTCCTTTTATTAACGTGCGCTGCGTTAATGTTTTTAACTCCGAGACATACCAGCCGGGAAATCAGATCCATTTAAGCTACGCCGTATCGCACATAAATTTACCTAATCCACACACTCAACTGGAAGTTTTTTCCACCCATATTACGGATGAATGGCATTTAGAAGAAATGGAAGCTCTGGGATTCGAACCCAGGACTTACGGCTTATGAGGCCGTTGCTCTTACCGCTGAACTAAGCTTCCTAAGATACCGAATTATTTGACCGCCATGACAAACAATCCGGCACTGTTGCAGTTCTTGACCGCCAGCTGCAACAAAGGTTTTCTGAAACGCTTTTGGATTTCAGAAAGTCTTCCGGGACATTTGAAGCCCCTTTAATCAGCCCCGTTGGGCTAGAAGGCCGAAGCGAAAGTTGTATGAAAAAGAAAAATATTTGCAATATGATAAATATTGCAAACTGGGCTAGCTGGATTCGAACCAGCGAATGCAGCAGTCAAAGTGCTGTGCCTTACCTCTTGGCGATAGCCCATCAACCCCGGCGCACCATTAAGACCGGGGAAGTCGTGATATATAAGTTTATGTAATTAATATAATAAGTAATTAGCACTTACGCTACTCTGGATGCCTCGACTTATCACTTTCATAGGCTTTTCCGAGCCTACATGGATTAAGTCGAAGCGGCGCTTTTATGAATTTAACCCTCTCGATTAACTCAATCGGGATAATTCCAATTGGAATTGGTAGATACATTTGTCACCTCGTGCAAATTAAGAAAATATTCAGTGCAAAACATATTTCTAAACAAATGCAGAATAAAATCTGTATTACGTTTGTCTTTCCTTCTTCGTCCAGTATGGCTAAAGTTCCAGCAAGAACCAGAACGAAAAATGCAAGATTTACAGCTGTTCCGATTACATTAAGTGCATTCATTTCCTTTTTCCTCCCCAATTAAGAAATTCAAAATCTTTTCTGCAATCTCTTCTTCTGACTCAAATGGCATTCCACAGTAATTGTAGGATTCTAAAGCCGATTTTAGGCTTGCTTTGAATCCATTGTAAATTTCTCCGTGTTGTAACAGTTCGTGCCTTAAAACCAAAATTGCGTCAGTAATTGATTGAGAAGTGACACTAATTTGTGCTAGGCACTCCATTTCAATGTCTGGAACAGCCGCCATTTCAAATTCAAATACCGGAATTTCATCTACGGCTACATGAAAATCTATTGATCTCACTCTCGGAACTTTATTCCCATCAATAAAACATTTTGTTCCACGCCAATCATAGGGGTTGGGGTTTGTGATTTTTACGACACTCATCCTTCTTCCACCTCCCCGAAATATTTCTTGAAAAGCTTATGGCTGCAATACCACAGATGTTGCATCACAAAAATTTTATCAATACATTCCAGACCATAATACATCACTCTGTACTCGGCGGTTCTGTCTCCGTTTTCATCAACACTATAACCAGTTAATTCAGATTTTGATTTTGCGCCAAACCATCTACCGTTCTTTGTAACAAACAAAGAAAGATTCCCATATTCACAAACATATGTGGCGGTTTGAGTATCATACAATCTTCCATCAGCTAATATTGCTTTTGCGTGAATTTGCTTCACCAGTTTCCGAATTGCCGGGGATTCCTGTCCGACATTTTCATATGCTTGGTTTGTTTCCGAAACGCCTTTTTTATTTTTTGAGAAAAATTTAAGCACGCCTTTTCCTCCCGAAATATTCATTAACTGCCTGTCTCACAATATCCGATACGCTCCTGTCTGTTCGGTTCTTCTCTTCCAGGAGCCTTTTTCTCTGTTTTTCGGAAAATCGGATGCGGATGGATTCGGATTGTGGGTTTGGTTTCATGAGCATTTACCTCAACTTACAATTTCAATTGGATATCCTAAGTATTCTTCCAACTCTGAAACAGTCAGTTTACGTGGCTTCTTTATTTCAACATAAGCACGCTGTATGATATTGTCTGTTGTCTTTGCGATTGCCTTTCCAGTATAACTTTCAAGTTCTTCGTTTGCATATACATTCAAATGTTCATATCCATATGCCCGGCACCATCTTGCAGCTGAATCAGTAATTTTTTTAAGTTCTTCCAGTTCATTACCGAATATCTCTGAGTATCTGATAGCATTGTTTAGATCACTCGTACATACAGGGACAAGAGCCACAACATGTTTATACGGACTCCCGATAAAACGAAAGTATCTATGTGATTCCATTGCTTTTTCACCTTTTGGCAAGTTAAATCCTTGAGCTATTGCTTTTTTAAGCAACTGTTCTGATTCAACATTATTGTCTGTAACGATGCACTTATTCGTAAAATCAATCATCTTTATCCCCCTCCAAGAGTTTATATAGAGTGCTTCTTGAAACTCCTATAGTCTCAGCAAATTGTGCTTTTGTTATTTCTCCCATTTGCCAACTTCGTTTGGTTTCTTTGAAAAGTTCCTTATCTATCTCTTTTTTTGCGCGGCCTTTATATTTGCCTTGCGTTTTTGCTATTTCAATACCTTCTTTTTGACGCTGCCGAGTGTTTTCTCTCTCTCTTTGGGCTACATATGAAAAAAGCTGCAATACAATGTCTGTAATTAAGGTTCCTGTTAAGTCTTTATCCTGGCATGTGTTAAGAAGTGGCATGTCCTGTACGATAATATCGGCTCCGATTTCTTTTGTGATACATCTCCACTGTTCAACAATTTCATTGTAGTTTCTTCCAAGACGGTCAATTGAATGGATTACCAGAATGTCACCTTTTTGAAGAGAAGCAATCATTTTCTGGTACTCTGGACGATTGAAGTCTTTCCCAGATTTTTTATCCATATAAATTCTTTCAACACCATCTGCTTTCATTGCTTCAATTTGTCTCGCTTCATTTTGCTCTACTGTTGAAACTCTTACATATCCTACTTTCATATATACACGCTCCTGTTTCTTTATAAAACAATTATACACTATAATGTGTGTGTTTTCAATAGCAAATTACACGTTTAAGTGAATTTTAATTGATTTTTATAACATTTGCGTTTATTATGTGAGTAGGAGGTGTTTATATGGTATCTCAAAAAATTAAGCAAATAATGAAAATGAAAAAAATTACAAATATTCAAGTTGCTGAACATCTAGGAACTTCACCACAAGCACTAGCTAACAAGTTTTCCAGAGAAACTCTTTCTGCTTATGAACTTATAGCCATCCTTGACTTTCTTGGTTGTCAAATTTCTGTTGAAGCATTTCCAGATATCATAGTAAAATTTAATAGCAATGATCTGAAAAGAGAGCCTTAATGGTTCTCTTTTTTGATGGGAGGCTGCACTTTAGGGCGTCCTCCTTATCTGTGTGATTCCATTTCTAGATCAAATAACTCATTATCAAATCTCTAATAATTTGTGAAATACTTTTTCCAGATCGAAGAGATTCCTTTTCAAGAAGCATTCTCATATCATCATTTACTCGAACTCTTATTGAATCGCCCTTTGGGTCTGTAGTTGGCCTTCCTTTTGTCATATCATCATTCCTTATATATGTAGGACAAAACACAATAGATTCTTTATTCGGGTTACTCATTCAGCCTGTATAAGGTTTTATATATACCCCCTCCCGGTCATCCAGTGCGGACGCTGGCAAGTCAGCCCGCCGCCCCATGGGACCCGCTGCCCTTGCCTGGTCGCTGTTTGTCGTAAGCCTTCGGCAGTGATCAAGGGAATGCTATGCAAAATCTATTGTAATATTGCACAAAAAACAGTGTTTTATAAAATGTCTTTTTAGGGTGTACCCTATTTAAACATTGCGTATTACTAGATATAGAATCCGTTCCCTCGCAATCACAAGATATAGTATTTTTACTGTTATAGTTCCGGCTTTTCCATCTCTGGAAGCTGCAAAGCTGCTTTATGCTTCTCTGCGATCTCGGCGGCTGTTCGCCTTGGCTTTCCGCTGTTCTCGTCTGCGCCTCTTCCGTTTGGAGCGTTCCATCCATATTGGGTGTTAAGCTTCATCGCAACGCCTGTATTATTTCTGTCGCTAATTCCAATGTTAGATAAAGAATGTTCATCCATTAATCTAATTTTTTTCACTAGGTCAAGGTGTGCAGTGCTTGCAATCTCCCTATATTCACCTCTATTATTTAACTTCCATTCCTGTATATCCTTTATTACATTACCTTCTATATCTATATATATCTTTGATTTATAATCACCATTTAACCAGTTATACATAGTTTGTTCACTTATTTTTATATATCTACTAAAACCTTGTATATTAACCTCTTTGTTATATGTTTTACAAATTTGTTCGTATCTGTCTAAAATATAATCAATAAGTGGTGCGTTATCAGAATCTATAATAGTTTTTCTGTTATATTTTAAAGTCACATTGTCTGGCTTTAAAAATATGTGATCTCCAGCGTAAGACATGGCAGCTTCAAAAGTGTTCTGCGGAGCTTTGGATAAATCATCAATCTTGTATCTATTGCAAAAAGCCAATAAATAACTTTCTGTTTCTTCCTCAAAATTTTCTAGAATATCCTCTGTTGATCTCATCATGTCTCACCTCACTTTAACACGTTAATTTTCAAATAAAAAAAGAGAATGTCACCAGGTAAAGCTTATTCCCGGAAAATTTCCGGGTGTTCGGGTACATTCTCTAAAACTTAAAATAAAATATTCTGTTTTCTTTGTTGCTGATACCTTAACACAGTCTTTAATATCTTGTCAAATTTAATTTTGCATAAAATAAAACCCTTTATTTTGTCAGTAATTAATAAATAATATTTGTGGTATTATATTATAATCTTCATTTATATTTATATTATATATATTATTATACAGTACTGTATAGCATATCTTTTAATAAACTCTAATCTTAGGAATCTAGGAAGGGCAGGTATTATATTATAAAATATATTATATAGGGCGGCTTATTTTCGCAGTTTTAAATAATAAAAGCCAGACCTTCCAGGAGCTTACCCGGCGTGATCTGGCTTATTAGGCAAATATTAAATTAACGGTTTTTCTGTACTGTCAGTCCTGCCCTTCCTGAGTTCCCGCGACCGTCGTTATTTAACAGCTTAAATAAATTTCTTTTGAATGTCAAGCGGTATTTTGAAAATATTTTTCTTGACAACTTGCGAAAAACTGTGTTATTTAAATATTAACAGGCTCGGCGGCGGTCTGTACTCTGTCCATAGCCGCCACAAATAAGCATTTTAAAAGCCCTAGGAATTATCCCAGGGCTTTTTCTTATTGACAACTATATTTTTATATGCTATATTTATTATACCTAAAATTTAGGTGTGAATTGAAAAATATTTATTATTTAATGGAGATTGGACAACCAAAAAAGTTGTCCTTTTTTCACTCTACGTAATACAATTCTATTGGTTCCCCATTCTTAAATAAAATATGGCTTGCTCCCGAAAATGTAACTGTTGAGAAATTGATAGCTGCGTTTTCATCCCAAGAATAACCGTTTTCTTTGAAACTCTCGTCAGAAGAATTTTCAATCATATTTTCCACATAATCTTTTATGGGGTCTTCGTCGTCTTCTGTCCATTCTTCCGAGTATTCACATTGAAATTGTTCTTTGCATACTTCGTAAATCGGTTCTTTTGTCCCCTCATTGTAACTCTGGGACATTGTAATCTCGTGATAATATATTTTTTTCATATTTTTTTATCCTCCTAAAAGTTTGATTACCCTATAATTTTTAAATATTTTCTATGTCCATTCATGTTCTTATCAAGTGCATAAAAACATGGATTTTCATCCCCCTGTAAAACTTCGCTGATTTCGTAGTCCCAGCCCCATGGAGCTTTTACCATTAACTTACCCATCTCGTTTTTAAAAGGCTCCCATCCTTCTGGTGTCTCTACTGTCATTTCATCCCAACAGTCAGCCATAGCATGTGGCGCGCCGAAAGTGTATTTCTTTCTTTTCTCTGCTCCCAGTACTCCGTAATTGCAATAGATTTTAATTTCCATGTTCTTTCCCTCCTTTTTTATTCTTCTTCCGGTTCTTCCATCTCAAGCCAGATTTGGCACTGTTCGCCGTCCTCTTCATAGCTGATCGCCTCGCCAGCTTCCAGGCGTTCCCGCCATTCCTCCGGGTAATTCTCCGGTCTGTAAATACAGTTTCCCGAAAAGAACTGGTTTCCTCTCATTTCGTTAACTACCATTTTTCCTCCTGTCCGCCCCTCCTGGGGCTGTGTAATTGGTTTTCTTTAACTATCTTTATGATATCATAAGTGCATTATATTGTCAATAATATAAGTGCATTATTTTTTATATTTCTCCATTCTTTCAAGCTCTGCCGCTATTACTTCCTTTATAAATGTATTTGGCTTTTCGATTCCTAGCTTTTTCATTTTTTCTTTTGTACCAGCTGGAAATATTATATTTATACGGTCGTTCTTCTTCTCGTATTCTCTAACGGCTTTTCTTTGTGCTTCTGTTGTCTTTAATTCTTCCATATTGTAAGCCCTCCTTTTTATAATGATAATATCATAAGTGCATTATATTGTCAATAATATAAGTGCATTATACACAATGTACAATTAAGCGCCACTATATAAGTGCATTATTTAGTTATTATTCCATATTGTATAAGTGCATTATATGTGGTATTATAATATCAACAAAGGAACAAAAGAAACAAACAACCGGAACCGCCCGAACCACTCAAGCCAATGAGGACATAAGGAAAACGGACTGATTAATTGAAAAATTCTAGTTCCCAGAAAATAAAAAAGCCCGGCGATCTTCCAAACCAAACCGGGCACCAAACTAAAAAGAAAGGCAACCCTATTATAACAGGGGTAAAGGTGAAAAACAATGAAAAAAATCGAAACATTAGTAATTAGAGACCGCAGATGGTTTCAAAAATTATATGGAAATACTTATCACACAGTAACGATTGTCGTAAATGGCCATATTTTAAAAAGTAGTATTCAGTATGGCTATGGAAATCAGTATCTTGTTACCGCCGCTGGTCTCCTTCGTGAAAATGGTTATGATATTCCAGAGAATACCATGGAAGCATTGAGAATGTTAAAGGATCTTTCTGAAAACGATTATGAAGTCATTGACGTTAAGAGAAAGAAAGATCTGTAGGAGGTGCGTAAATGGTAACAATCAAGAAAGCAACACAAGCACAGACAATCGCCGCCATAAAAAGCGGCGATTTCTCCGTAATTGATACGATCAATAAAAAAGCCAGAAAAGAAGCAATAGAAATTTTTGCGTCTGTTGCTGGCGGCGTTATTAAATTAGCTTACTGGGATATGTCCCCGGTAAAGCGCCGGGACGGTAAAAAGTCTGTAATGCGGTACGCCTTGCACAGATCAACGAAAAAAGAAGACTGTTTACAACTCTCCTGTATGGAGCTTATCGGCGGCGAGATCATCCCCACAAGCGACAGACAATTTAATATTAAAGATGATTACGACCGCCGGGAATTTTTCCGCAGTCTTCCGAGCGTTACAAAAATGACTTTAAAATAATAAGGGGCTTAAAATTCCTGGCAATTTTTTGTACTGTTTATTTTTGGCTTAGCGTATGATATAATAACATAAAATGGGGGTAATACATATGATAATGTTAAAAATGGAAAAATGGGAAAGCGTTGTAAATGAAACTATTAAGCATTTTTTTGATAATTATAAAGTATTTGATGATAATAACAAAGCTTTAGAAAATAAAAGCCTGTATCAATACATTAATGATATTTGCGAAAAAGGCCCGGAAACAGAAATCTTGCACTTTTTATTTACTGGTGAAAGTGAATATATCCAATTTGCGGGAAAGTACAATATTTCTTTGTACGATGAATTTTCACAAGAACTTGAAAACAAATTGATTGATGAATTTTATTCCCTTAATCAAAAGCAATTCCGTGACGATCTCGAAAATTTTACAGATTATTTTTTAAGTGAACACACAATTTTATTGAAAACATATATTTATGATATTCTTGATAGTTTTACGGCTGAAAAGTTAAAATGCATTATTTTCAAATAGTTTTTACCGCTTCCCGGTTTCCAGACCGGCGGCACGTTCACGGCGTGCAAGCGGTTTTTTTGGCATTCTGCCAGATACACCTTGCAAAGTTAATATAATAAGTCAATCAATTAACGCGCTATTTTATCCGTAAATCGTTTTTTTATGCTGTTAATGGTGATTTATGCCACGTTTGCATTATAAGCCGTTTATGAGCCTTTAAAACGCTTTATAGTGTGTTGCATGGTTTATTGACTGTCTGCGGCTATGGGTGTATAATAGCCTTGTATAGCTATGTTCGGCTATGCTTTATTTGCGTACCGTGTAAATTGGTGCATTTTGTCCGCTTATGTGCGTATCTTGTCCAGGCTTCCCGGTGATCTGCCGCAGTTGACCTGGCTATATAACAATTAGGGCTATACAACTATATTGTGATATGCTTGTATAACGCCGTATTTGTCATTTTAAGGCGTTTTATAATCGCAGTCAATAAAGTATAGGCTAAATACGCTACAAGCCATTTAAGGCTTATTTTGCAAGAGTATTATTGTATTTTTATTACTGCATTATATGCTGTTTGATGCTACGATCTATTATCTGTGGGCAGTTGGTTCTGATCTGCCAGGGCTACGGCTGGCGGTCGGCTTTGCTGGTGTTCAATCGTTCCCGGCAGCGTCACGGCTTCATCAGTTCGGCGCGGTGCCGGTTCCTGGTGCTGTCATTGGTTGACCTTTGGCAATAAATAACCGCAGCTGTTCACAATTTCAATAGTTACGGCTAACTTGTAAACGATTCCCAAATTTCTACATTGTTTTGGAAATCAAAAATCAAGGAAATCCAGAAAAAAAGTGGCAATCAGAAAAATTCTCGCATTTTCTAGTTACCACTTAAATTTTAATTTTGCACAATTATTTCTATAGCGTAAAGTTCTGATTGATTCAAAATTCACAATTTATTTAATCCTTCTTTCTTACGTGTTCCATATCTTCTGTGAGATGATTTCTCTAAACGTTCCGTCCTCTTTGTTTGGGACTTTGAAAGTTTTTTCTTTCTCTGGTAATTGTCAGTCGTTGTTTCCATTCATACCCTCCTTGTTAATTTTCTGATTCCTAGTCTCAAAGTTTACAATTTCCGTGTCCGTTTCCAGCTCTTCCGGGATTCTTCCAACAATGATAACTCGCAGTGGCTTCAATCTGCGCTCCATTTCCTTGAAACCAACGCAAAACTCCAACCGTGCTGCCTTGCTCTTTACTCTTCCATTGGTGCAACAGGCAACTGTGCTTCCCTCCGGAAGTCCATCAAAGCACCAGTCCCAGCAGTATTCCGGTAATATGCTTACATTCGGAATTACTGGAATATCATTCAAGATCATGTAGTGAGCCAGTGCATGATTGCGGTATTTGTTCCACAAGCACATAGCCAACGGCATTCCATTCTTGCCGACCGATATGCTGAAATCTGGCATAATGACTGCATGAAAACATTTTAAATGCCCCATATACTTGTCCGGCTGATTCCATAATCTTTGAAACTGTACATCATCCACGTAGAAGTTTACATCCAGTTCCCGGTGGTTCTTTATCTTTCTACTGAAACTCTCCGCAAAGTCTACAGTATCTTTCCCAGGATGGATAAAAGTCTTTGGAATTTTCGGGATTCCGTACTTTCCTTCAAGGTCTGCATCCGTGATTAAAAACTCTTTCATTACGTCATAAGCTGTATGTATCATTGATTCCACTCCCATTTTTTCTCTTATAGTGCTAAAAGGTACTTATATTTGAAAAATACCATATCTTGTGTCTTAATGCAAGTTTTCCTACTAAATATCTTGTGTTGTTCTGGATGTAGAGTTAAAATCATATCGTCAGAACGGCACAAGGGAAACCCCCATTTTTCAAGGCCTCCAGACCTTAATTGAAATGTCAGTGTTGCACATGTAACCGCCAACGGTTCAACGGTAATTTTCTCAAAAAGTTCATTAACAATCTGTCTGTTAATATCTTGTGGAGTAACGCCTTTGAACTTTTCTAGCTGTTCTTTAATAGCACTTAATTGTATTTCTACTGGCTCTGGACTTTTGGTATTTTGGATTTCTAGAATATGGCTCTCAATCTGCTTTATCTGCTTCACGTATTCTTTATTTCTTGAAATAAATTCATCATCAGATATTTTTCCATCCAGATTATATTCCAGTATTTTTTCACGTTTTTGTTTTAACAGATCAATCTGTTTTTCAAGTCGTGAGATTTCGTTTTTATTGTCTGGAATGTTTTTAATCGAGGACTGCAAAATTTCAAAATATTCCTCCAAAATGCTATCAATGTTTTCAGAATATTTATTTATTAATTCTGCGATTACTTCTTTCAGTTCTGATTCTGCCAGTCCAAATGAATCACATGAAGCTGCTCCGTTTTTTATCTTATAACTACATACCCATCGAACATCTTCTTTTCCTCGAATATAATGTTGCTTCATCCAGTATGGTGCTCCGTCGTTAGCGCAGAAAAGTTTTCCAGTGAAAATATTTTCACTCTTAAAAGAGGTTTTTCTTGATTTTATAGCTTCTCCGCGCTCCCTTAAATACGCATTTGCCTTTTCCCAAGTAATCTCGTCAATAATCTGCGGTACTCTGGAACCATCATCCTTAAACATTACCCATTCTGACTGCGGAAGAAATTCCTGCTTTTTTGTGAACATATCAACGATCTTGACTTTTCCTCCACAATAGTATCCTTTGTATTTTGGATTCCGAATAATATTTTTTATGACATCCCGGTTGATTTTCCCACCTTTGAAACTTCTGTATCCCATATCCCAGAGTTTTTTTTCTATTCTTGGCGTAGATATTCCGGAAGCGTAATCTTGAAAAATCATTCGAACCATGTCCGCTTCTTCTGGAACCAGTTCGAGTTTTCCTTGATTGTTTGAGTATCCATACATTCTGTGCCCGAGAACAACACCATTTTTGATTGACTGTGCGTGTCCAAATTTTACTCTTGAAGAAAGTTTGCGGATTTCGTCCTGTGCAACTCCGGCCATAATAGTAAGTCTGAACTCACTATCATCATCAATAGTGTTAATTCCATCATTTTGGAACCACACGCATACGCCGTAAGATAACAATTTCCTGGTATATTGGATGCTGTCAAGAGTATTTCGTGCAAATCTTGAAATTTCTTTCGTAATAATCATGTCAATTTTTCCGAGCTTTGCATCTCTGAGCATTCTTTGAAATTCTTCTCTTTTATCCGCATGTATTCCAGAAATACCATCATCAATGTAAGAACCAGCAAACTTCCATCTGTTGTTAGAATGTATCAGCTCTTCAAAATGTTCCTCCTGGTGCTTAATGGATGCTTGCTGTTCAACTTTTTCAGTAGAAACCCTGGCATAATAAGCAACATTTAGTTCAATGTCGTAAATAGAGCAATTTCTTAATTTTTCTCTGACATAATAAATATTCATAGTGCATTTCTCCCTTAATAAACAGGGAGTGGAATCATATAAAGTATAACACCTCATATAAATCCACTCAATACATTGTCGTTACTTTCTAATGCTGATTTCAGCTTTAATTTTATCTCTTGTTTTCTCATCTATCAGACCAAGTGAGAACATTCTTTCGTTTATGGCATACAATATAGCTTTTTCCATTAATTGTCCCTCCATATAATTATCTCGTTTTAAGCGCTGTTTTTCTTTATCTTTTGTATGCCCTATAATTTCTACCATTATTCTCTTTTGAACGATTCTGCACTATTTTAAGTACACAATTATCACGTTTTACAACAAATCAAAGATGTTTACCTGTCCATCAATCTGAGATTCTTCCAGGTTGTAAAATTTGCAAGCTATATAATCTGGGTTCCAATCAATTTCCAGTTCGTATTGTAAACACCGCGGATGCTTACCACCATAGAAGAATCTGCAATCGGAACAGATATGCTGATAAGTTGTACCGCCAGACCGCTTATACATTTCGCTTATCTTCCTCATAAAATCACTCGCTTTACTCTTGATTTTCCTCTCGATTTCTTCTTGAAGATACCATTTTTAACACAATCCCTCGGATCACATCCTCTGCTATGTTCTTCGATCAAGATATAATCACAGGTTGCATTTGTAATCCATGCATTTTCGCTCTTGCTGTAATAGTCGCATTTTGAGCATTGTCTCCGCTTTAAGCCTATAATTTCAGTGCTTTTTAATTCTCTCCATGGTTTTCTATCTGGCAATTTTCCGCACCTCCCAATCTGGCAGTATCTATAATTTTTAAAAGGTCTGGACTTAGTTTTCTTCGTTCTTGTTCTCTTTGCACTTCTGCCCGGTATGTCCTTTGGAAATTTGATTGAACCACACTCCACCATGTACCATCCACATTTTCAGATACCGCCCATTCTCTAAGTTGTGCCGGGCTTGATACTGCTTTCTGAATGATTTTTGGAAGCTTATCAAACTCTGCTTCTGCATTATATGTAGAGTTCTGAATAGCTTTGCATACCTTTTCCCATGCTTCTGTTTCGTTCAACTCTTCCTTCTGCGGCGCAATGTTTTGTGCGCATTGCCTTAATGCGGCTATTGATGGCTCTTTCCATTCAGTCTGCATATATTTCTTTAATCCAAAACTTAAAAGCTTGTAATCTAGGTCTTTCAAAAGTCCATACCAAGTATCAAAAGCATATTGATCTGGCAGAAATGCTGGGGAAGTGTACACAGCTTTCATTGCCTTTACCAGTACCGCCCATTCTTCTCTTGTCATACCCAGTTATCCACCTCGCTTACCCTGTTTTGTATTTTCTCCATGTAACTTTGAGGCTTGTTACCGGATTTATCAAGATAGTTCCCTTCAAATACCTTCGCAAAGTTACCGGGCTTTAAGAACCAATCGAAAGTTATCATCCAACCTTCTTTGTTCTGGCCTTGTAAGAAGCTGCTATGGCGAATGTTTTCAATGGCTTCTAAGATATCGTCCATATGGTTCTGACGGATTCTGGCTTTCACTGCTTGTTCTCGTTTTGATGTCATTCTTTTTACAGGGTTAATACCAAATTCTTCCAGAGTATTCCATTCATCAATGATTCGTTGGACGTCAGTCTGACGAATAGTATCTTTAGATACTATTAAATCATTTATATCTTTTTCTTTATCTTTATCTAATTCTGTATCTAAATCTAATTCTAAATCTTTATCTAAACCTATATCTTTATCTGAGTGCGTCTTTCGTTCGTCTATTTTGCGTCTTTTATGCGTCTGCCTGTTTGAACGCTCTATTAGTTTGGTATCATCAATAGAATTTCCATTTGTCAGTGAGTAACTTCCGTTATCTTTCAATAGCAGTTTCTTTTTTTCATCAGTGTATGAAGTTTCTATATATCTGTCTCTGGACAGGGTGTTGTGCATTCTCCAATGTTTAATAACGATCACGCCATCATCAAACAAGATAACAAATCTCTTGGCAATTAGAAGCTTCAAATCATCATCATTCGCTCCTATTATTTTTTCAATCCTCTTTGGGTTTCCAATAAATCCATCATCGTCCGCTCTCATGTTTAGATGAAAATAAAGACATTGTGTTGATAACGGCATATCAAGGAAAGCATCTGTATCAACAATTTTCATTGTGAACATTCTTTTATTTGCCAATTTTGAAATTCCTTTCTCCAATTCCTGGATTTTTCAAAAGTGTTTATCTCAATTCAACTTCAATTCCATTGATTTTCAGTTCTCCATTTACCGGAACCACAAGAGATGGAACGCCGTTTATTTCTTTCAATTCAATCAGAGAAATTTTATCCGGCTGAATGCAGATTGTTGCATCTGATGTTAAAATTTTTGCAGTTTTTGAATTATGGATATTGTCAAGGGCGACAGGCTCATTGCTGAAATACATTTCCCAGTTTTCCTTGAAATCCGATAACTTCTCGTCTGGAACTCCGCAATATCCAAAAATCTGTTCCATTTCGTCACATGACACGGTTATCATCTCCGGGCTATCTTTCTTCTGTTCTCTTACTTCCTGTAATGATTCAATCAGACTTTCCGTTAAATTGAATGTTGTATTTCCTTCGAAATTGTCCATGATAAAATCTGAAAAGACATTGATCTCATTGCCGGGTATACGTGGAATTGGTGTGCCAAGAACATTTTCGATGAAGTCTTGATGAATATTCTTTATGTTTTTGTTGAAATACAAGGTTCCATGAATATCAGTGCTTCTGTCATTAAATACCGGGAATAAGAATCCTGTTTCTGGTCTTGACACTACCCAATCACGAATACGGTCTTTGATGTTATTTTCAGCCACATCATAGCTAAGACCTGCCTTTGAAAGATTCACCGGGCAAATGCTGCACAGAATGTGTTCATAAATTTCTTCTGATGCATCGTGCATTTCGGTTCCATCAGAAGCTTTTCCGGGAATGTCATATACTGCATGAATGAGAACTATGTAGTAATTTTCGTTATAATCGTAATTTTCAATCACTTTGTCGTAGAACTCGTCCAAAAGCTCATCATCTTTAAGTTTACTTGCTCTGATTCGCATAAGAAATTCCTGTGTTCCGCCTTCTTTTTCCTGTACTAATGGAAAATCAAGGTTCATAAGGTTTTTTCCAAGTCTGCCAGACATGGTTTTCTTGAAAATGTCAAAATACTTAAACATTTCTTCCTCTGGAAGAGACAGGAATGCTTCTTTAATTTTAGTTTTCTTATTCTTTTCTGCATCCACATAACAGCCACAAATACGTGTAATGGAACAATTTGCTGGTGTAAACTGTTTCTTGATCTCTGCGATTTCTTTCTTATTCATGATTAATCCTCCGCTCCAAATATTTTTCTTAAATTGTTCTGGTAATTCTTCACTGTTTGTTCGATAGTGTTATAAGTTGGTCTTAATCTGCATCTTTCTTTGTAACCATCGCATCTTGTTCCAAAAAGAATGGCATTTCGACATATTCCATCTTGACTAGCGCAACATTTATTCATTCTTTTCCATCCTTTCTACTTCTCTCGCCTGTTTCTTCTCAATCCACCTATTAATTTTCTCATCGGAAATCATATACATTTGCTTTAGCATTTCGATGCAGATCAACACATCTGCAATTTCTTCTATCATGTTATCACGGTCTATTTTTCCACGTTTTTCCTTACTGATTGCTTGTATAAGCTCTGCGCATTCTTCCATGCAAACCGTGTTTGATTATTTCTGCCGTAGCGCAAAATACTTTCTGCGATAACACCTTTATTAATCTTTATCCCTGTGATTAATCCGGCAAGAGCCTTTGCTCCAGAATCACACGCCCATGCTTCTTTGAGATAGTTCTTCTGCCATTCATCTTTGATTTCTGAATCTCCCAAGAAACATAAATGCTGGTCTCTCATATCGGATAATATATCTTTTGCTTCTTTAACGTCCACTTTTTTTCACCTTCCATTACATAATTTTCCACAAATAATACATTTGTACACCCATCCTCTTCTGTGGTGATGGTATTTAATCCATTGATGTCTATGCATTCTTTATCTCATCCAACTTCTTCTCGGCTTCTTCACGGGTAAGGAATACGGTTTTGCCAAGTTTGTTTACTGAAAATCCGTCCAAGTTGGGATAGATTCCACTATTTAACATCCAACTAAAATAGGTTCCGTGCATATTAACTGAAACCATCGTGATTCTCAATTCTGAAACAAAATTTCTTGTTGGAACATATACCGTATCTCCGACTTTACACGGTAATCTCACAAGCAAGCCCTGTTCTTCTAAGTCTTCATAAGTGGCGAGTTTTTTAATCATATTCTTTACTGTTTTGCAATTTCCTGCACCCTGTGAGCAATTATCGCAATATGAACTGCACATAATGCTTCGGCGTTCGTTATATGTGATTCTTGAAAAATCTCTTTTTGTTAATCTCTCCATCTACTTCACCTCTTGAAATCTTTTCATAAATAGAATTTTCCACGATTCGTCTACTTCCACAAAATTTTCTTTTTCATATTCCTTGATCATGTTTTCAAGTTTTAAAATTTCGTCTTTAAAAAAATCGTTATATCGTTCTAAAATCTTGTCTTTTTTAAATTTTCTGCAATACTGCTCATGCGATCTTGTCTTGGTTTTCATGGTGTATCCACATACTCCTGTAGTAGATGCTAACTTCAAAACTCTTTTCGCATATTCGTAATTGCCTTTATTTACCCTTACTGGCAAATCCCAGACTAAAAAAAAAGCACACTCGCAACACTTTACTTTCTTGCTCATCTACTTCACCTCTTCCATCTGACTTTCTACAGTATCTGCAAGTAGCTTCAAGGACTGAATAAATGAGTCCGTCAATGCTGTTCTGTCTGGATATTTAGTGAATACTCTGACAAGTTTTATTGCATCCTTGAGTTTTTCTTCATCTTCGACGATTTCGGACGCTTCATACAATGTCTTTTCGACATTTTTGTAAGTAACGATCTTACCGTCGTAAAAATTCAATATGTTTGGAAATGGAATTTCGATAGGGTTTAAATGGTTTCCTCTCTCCCATGTGAATCCCTGAAACTTTGCTATTTTCAGAATACTCAAATATTCTTCCTGTGTCTTTACAAACACGCTTTTTCCTGTTAAATTAATCATCAGAATTTCCTCCTGTAATCTCATCAATACACTGATTCCAGCCCTCCGCAAAGCCAGCATCAGACGTATTGGCTGGATAATCTCCATTGTCTTTTTTCGGCAAGTCCATAAGCGGGCACCAATCTGGCTTTGAGCTTAAGTCTTCGATATATCTACAATTTATTTTACAAAAAGAATGGAATATTCCACCGTGTAAAACACATGATTCACAATCTTCTGGTGTTTCCATCACTAATACTGACTTACTCATCTTCTCTTACCTCTTTTCTGCAAGAATGCTCCATATTGTGAAAGACTAATGATAGTATCTTTTTCTCTTGTAGCCAGTCCATACCCAAGTCTTCCATTTTTTTATTTTCCTCTTTCGTAAACATGGTTGAAATGTCCTTGCCTTTACTCATCTGATTCCTCCTGTAATAATTCTGGGTTGTCAAACACGTTTCCGGCAGTTTCAATCTTTCTGTGCCAATATCCAAGTTCTTTTCTGTAAAATGTCTCTTCTGGAAAATCAACATAAAATCCAAAATTATAGCTTCCGTAATCAAAACTCGAACAATACATTCCAAATTTTACCGGGGCATATTCTCCGTTATGATTAACAATATCGTTCTCCCAAATTTTCTTCCCGTTCTTGTCGGTCAGACCTGTGAACTGACAGAGGGTTTCTATATCAATTATATTGGTATATACTGTAAACAGATCTGAATCCTTCCGATAAAAAATAATGTCCTTCCCCCCTATGTGATATTGATCTCTTAGGTAATATCCCTCAACCCATTTTCCATCATAAACGCTCTTTGCCTTGAAAAGAATTTCTCTCATATCACACCTCCTTCGGTTTTTCGCACCGCTCAAACTCGATCACCCAGACCCACGGGTTCGCATTCCAGCCGTAGCGATCAAGGTCTGATTTCTTAATGGTGGAATCCCAAATTTTAGCGAATCTTTCTATCGCTGTACGCCACATTTTTTCTTCCCAACCAACGTTTTTTCCATTCTTCCAATTTGCTCCCTCTGCTTTTGCACCATCTTCTGTGATATTCTGTAACCGATCCACGCTCACATTCGTAACCTTCAGCCAGATACGAGCAGCTTTTTTCGGCATGTGGATTGATGGTTTCCACGGCTCTTCTGCGTCTTCAGAATTTGCAATGCTAGCCTTATATCCATAGTGTTCTTCCAGATGGCACCCTTCACCTTTTCCAACCCGCTTTGTATATCTGTGCCAAGTCTCACGAACATACAGGATATCTTCCGGCTGATATGGCGATCTTCTTTCCGGCTCCAACGGATAACCACATCTTGCACAGTATACGTTCTCTGCCAGGTTATCATATATGTATTCGTTGTGAACATATTTGCAATTCGGGCACTCTTCCCATTGCGGTTTTACAATTCTTCTGGTACAGCTTTTTCTTCCGTCCAGAATTGCTCGAACCATTTGGGTGTTGAATAAAATCGGTTTAGTTGCCATCTACTCCACCGCCTTTCACAATTTCTATCGCCCTGCTCAGTCCAGCATTGTATCCTTGATGCACATCAGATAAAATACATTCCGATTCAATGAATTTATCTCTTTTCAACTCACCAACAACCTTGTCCACATCAAAAGCTGTCGGCTGCTCGTCCACAATATGTATATATCTGTCTATAATCTTCTGTATTGGTTCTCCTAAGATATTTTGAAGCAGTATATCTTTTTTTAATTTATCTGTGTCGATTAACCGCATTCCTCATCCCTCCTTATACGGCTTTGGAAGTGGCATCCAGGCCATAATATCAATCCAATCATAACCGCCGTCGAGATAATATCCATTGGAATTAATGAAGCACGTATCTTGCCATGTTGTTTCTCCGTTAGTAACCAATATTTCTTGTCCATCATCTG